GATGTAAATGTAGTTATCTTTTTAGATGGTGAAGGTGTATTGTCTGCGCCAATAACTCCACCATTCATAGATGAACTTCTGGACATCTAATTGCCTCCTAAATTTATCTATTAAGCGTCATCTAAAACTTCGTATGACACGAACAAGTCTAAATCACTATTAGCACTTGCACCACCTTTTAGAATATCACCTTCCATTAAGTAGATAGGTGTATCTAAAACTACAAGAGTAGTATCTGCTGGAACAGCAACGGTTTTTGCAAGATAAACTGTAGCGTCAGCACCTGTTGTTGTAACTCCTGAAGCACCTGAACCTAAACCATCTATGAACAAGTCTAAATCAGCTGATGAACTACCATCAACATTAGCACAAGTAATACGATTAATTTTTACAAGTTTTTCAGCGTCAACAGTTATTAAAGTAGCTGTCAATGTGTTAGACAAGTTAAATCCAGCGTTACCACCTAATATAGATGAAACACTAACGATATTTGGGTTTGCCATAATTTATTTCCTCTAAAGTTTAAAATCTTTACATATATTTATACATCTGAATCAGTATCAGAATCATAATTTTTACTGTCTGTAAAGTTTTCAATTGTTGTTGTAAACCCAAAGTCATCATCAAAATCTGCTGTGGTTGGGCTTGGTTGTACAGTAATTCTTTCTTCTCTTGCTTTATTTGTTGTATCATTATCAGAGTACATATCAACTTGTACAGTTTTGATAGTTTTTTGAGTTTGGTCTGGACCAAATAGATATGTTTTTGCTGTAAAATTCATTGTGTAAATTACAGCTCTTCTTGTAGTAAAACTACCATCATAACTATCTTCATAATTAATACTATTTAATACAATCGGTACATCTCTTTTTATATCTAAATCTGGTATAATATTTACAGTTACAGTATAATCAGGTTGAAAAAACGGAACAATTTGTTCTACGATTTGTAGACCACCTTCAGCAGTAGCTGTAAATGCATATAAACTATAATTAATATTATATGGTACAGGAGTATAATTAAAATTTAAAACCTTACCATCTATATTTTGTTTTGCTGTTCTATATTTTTGTACTCTTGTTAATTTTCTAGAGCCGTCATAAGATAGACCTGTTATTTCAAAACCCATTCTAGGTAAAGTAACTGCAAATTCTCTATCATTTAAACTTGCTTGTCCATCTAATCTTGTTAAAAACTTTTCTTTTGGTGCATATGCTAATGGCACTTTAATTGTTTGTATAACATTATCGCTTGAATCTTTCCTTTTAATTTGTATATTATTAAAAATCTGACCAAACGCAATAGTCATTTTTCTTAAAGTCTGATTATATGAATATCTGCCAAACATTTTTATCCACCAAAGTCTACTTCACCAAATGGATTTCTTTCAGTAAAGTCTAGTATGTCATCACTTACAGACGCTGTATCAAAACCTGCCTCATTATCTAAATCTATATTATCAGCATAAGGTGATTGAGTTTGTATTTCGTATGATTCAAGTAAGAAGTAATTACTTTCACCACTTGCACTATCATTTTCTAATAACAATGAACCTTCTTCAGCTTCAAGTGTCATTTGATGATTTAACATATCAAGTGAGTATTTGTCCTCAGCGGCGTCTATATCAGAAACGCCAGTATCTAATCTCTCAGATGAGTATTCAAATCTAGTTACTCTTAGTTTGTAAACAGGTAAGTTTCCTAATTGAAAGAATGGCTCTTGGTCTTCAACAAATTGAATTTCAAAAAAACTATTCATTAGAGGGAAATAAATTAAATCACCCTCGTTAGGTCTATCTGCTTTTATTAGTGTAGCAGGGTCTTCTACTAAATCATTCCATCTTCGTTTAGAAACTGTAAAGGTAGAATCTTCTCTAATTTCTAAACCAAATTTAGATATTAATTCTTGTTCGCCACCAAAACCTTCGGTAGTATCCATGTACATTTCACATAGATAGGCTGCGTTAAATTTACTTGCAACATCTTCACCAAGAATTAAATCTCGGTTAACTAATGTTCTAGGTAAATAGTAGACATCATGTCCATAGATTTTTAGACCCTCTAGTATTAAGTTTTCAAAGAGTTTCTTTTCTTCTGATGAACCTATGCCGTCGCCACCTTGAAAGTAATGATTAACAGGCATATTAGTTATCCTCTAATTAGGTGAGGAGGTTCCTCCCAATTCATTCGTATTTCTCTTTCTAAATTTTCAAGTTCAGTTTGAGCTTGTTGCATAATTTCCATACCGTTTAGTGATACACCACCAATCATGGTAACACCAGCAAATTTAGATAAGTTAGCACCCCATTGTTGCTTAAATTTTTGAGTAACATATCTTTTTAACCATAAATCATTAAACACATCTGAATAAGTAGCTGGGTCTAATTTACGATAACACTCAATAATTAAATATTCATCTTCTGATAAATCGTTTGCCCAATCCATATCAACATATAATCTATTGTCGTGTTGTTGATATCTAATTGGTTTTTCACCAACTAAAATGTGGTCTAGAAAATCTAAATGTCTTAAAACTATGTCATAGTTAATAATTGATGTTGATGAAAAGTCATATAAATCGTTTAATCTTAATTGGTATCTTACATCAAATAAGTTAAGATTACCTTTATCTGAAAAAGGGAAAATATTGACAACACTTATCACCGTACTCGGCATGACTAGATAATTGTCTTGTTCAAAGAATGTAGTAGTAACATCACTTTCAGACAAATCCGTGGCTGATTCCGTACTCCTGGTTGCGTTTTTTAGTCTAGTCTTATCATCGGATGTAAGTTTGTATTTTAAATATGTTCTACGAATACCATCTCCATGATATTGAGAAAAATACTGTAATGATTCATCTAGTCTATCTTCAAGCTGGTCATCATCAACATTGATTTCAATGACTGGTTTCCCTAATGCTCTGAGAGCATATTGTTTTAATGTTTCTCTTGTGTTTGGATTTGCCATCTTAAATTCCTCTATTTCTACTATTTATAATCATACGGAGTAGTAAGGCAATTTATAATTAGTGCCACCGATACTGATTGTTATAAATCCAACAGGCGTATCTAGACTTTCAGTTTCAAAAGTTCTAGACCCTAAATTTGATGTAATACTTGTAGAACCTGATGTAACAGTTCCTTCTAGTGCTATTGTGCCTGTTGCATTTGGTAAAGTAGCTGTTCTATCAGCGTCTAAACTATCAGCCGCCTTTAGTGTTAATTCGTGAGCGTCTGCACCATCACCCTCAAATCTAAGTGTATTACCTGTATTTAAAAATAATCCATCATGTTTAAATCTTGCAACAATTTCTTGTGAACCACCTGTAATTAAGGCAAATTCTAATAAACCTCTTTCAGCACCATCAGAGGCGTCATCTATTTTACCAGAAATTTTTGCATAGTTTACTTCTTGGTCATTATCATTTTCACCTTTAAATTTTATTTGACCTAGATAATCAGCGTCAGCAGGACTACTACTATTTCTTTTTAAACTTACAACAGGTCCAGCTGTGCTACTATCTTCTGTTGTTGTAATTAATAATGAATCATTGGTTGTTGTATTTGCTAATTCAAATTGTGTACCTGTAATTTTAGCAGCTTCAAAATCTGCCTTTGAGTGAGTAATATTACCAGTAGAATCTGCTGTAGCAGTAGTAGTACCTACAATAAATTCATCTTCTGATTCGTCCCACATAAAAATTGCATTATTACCAGTAGAACCTCTTTCTATAATAAGACCAGAATCATTTGAGTTTGATGAAGCGCCTGAATTTAATTCTAATAAACTATCTTTAACTGTGGTATTCGTGGTATCAATTGTTGTCGTTGTACCATTTACAGTTAAATTACCAGCAATCGTTACATTATTTGGTAAACCAACAGTTAATGTATCACCACTTACAGAGGTATCTACTTCATTTGAAGTACCTTGAATTTTTAAAGTTTCACCTAATGATATTGTTGTAGATGTTGATGAATCATCTACAAGTGTAAATCCTGAATTTGAAAGTTTACTATTTGCAATTGAACCTGCTAATTGAGCATTTGTAATTGTACCTGATAATGAAGTAGTAGGATAATTTGTAGCGTCAGATAAATCAAAAGCTGGTGTTGAATCAGAACCACCTAGACTTAATTCAACACCACCAAAAGAAACTGTGCGACTTTCAATATTCGCTACTTCAATAATACTGCTACCAACCCTTGTATAGATTTTTTTATCAGTAGTATTGATGGCTGTTTCGCCATCAGCTAACTCTGAGGTTGTTGGTACATCTGAAGCAGTAGTAAATTTTTTGAGTTTTATGGATAATGGCATTAAGTAACGGTGCCTCCATCCACATTTGTAGTAAATTCAAATTTACCTGTGGATGAATTATACACCATTATAGTATCATCAGCCAGACCTGAATCATCCACATCTGATAAATCTACAAGATTAGAAGCGCCACCACTTGAAGTAGTAAACTCTAATTTTCCTGTAGATGAATTGTAAGATAATACTTTACCGTTTCCTATTGAGCTTGTATCTACATCATCTAATTTTAATAAATTCACTTCACCGCCACCGCCAATAGACGCCATTTGTTTAATGACCATTTCTTTGAAGTGTCTAAATTCTTCTTTTATTTTATCTAATTCAGAAGGTTGTTCTGTAACAATTTGAGGTGCCAGATGACCTGGACTATTTTTAGTAAAGTTAGACATTGCTTGTGCCAATAATTGTGGACCAGACATTTCTTCTTGCACTTCCTCAATTGTTTTTTCTTCAATAGGTGGTTGTATTATTTCTTTTGGTTTTTGAATTTCTTGTTCAAGAGCATTTTCAAAACTAGATAGTCTATTAAAAAAGCTCTCTAACTCTAAATGCATTTGTGTTTCTTCTTGTTTTGGTGGCACAAAAGTATCAGCTAGAGTTTGGGGTTTTATATTTCTTTTGGCGTGTCCTAATACACCAAAAAATTCTGATAAATCTGATAACTCCACATTAACTTGTGGTTGTAGTTTTTTTTGTTGTTCTTCTTGTCTTGCCTTTTCTTCAGCTACTTTTTTTTGTTCTACGGCAACACTATTGAAAAATTCTTGTAATTCATTCATTATATCTTAGTAGCCTCAGGATGAACAGTTATAATACCATGGTGTACTTTTTCTATGGTTGAATCTGCTAAAATTAATTCTACATCATAAACATATCGTCCTGATGTAATTGACGCTGTGGTTGAATTTGATAATACTAATTTGTAGATACCACTTGAACCTGTAACTACTGTGGCTGTAAATGTAGCAGTAGCAGATGAAGAATCATAAGACTTTCTCATTTGTGCTTGAAGTGTTAAATCTGATATATCGTAAGCTGTTGAACCATCAGTAGTAACTGTAAAGTTTTTACTAAAGTCTGCACCCTGGTCAATAGAAAAGTTTTCTGCTGTCTTTTGTGTAACTGCCATAATTCTCCCTCTTTACACTATTTATGCGTTATTGGCTTCCCAATTGTAAAAATGTGTGATACAATATCTACCTTGTCCAAAAGGTATTTTCTTGTTGGAACTCACATTAGTTACTTGATGTTTTAAATAACTTGGAAAAAACATCATTCTATTTGAAACACATTCAATAGTTTCTTTAGCTGGTATAAGTTTTAAATCTCCACCTTTAAATTGTTTAGGTTCTTTAAACAACCATATTAAACAAGTAAACTGAGTGCTATCAATATGAGGCTTATAGTATTTACCTGTATCATAATAACTTATCATTGTACTGTCAGAATTAGTATGACAAAAACTTTCAGCGTGTAGAGGCATTGCATTTATAACAATTTCTTTAAACTGTTTAGACCTTTGTTTATACATACAATAATTTATAGGTGAAATATCACGACCAGTTCTAGTATAATATTGGTCTATGTAAAATCTATATGCATTTGATT